AATTTGCAAAAAAATTTAGAGATGTTTATCCTTTAGAATTACTTAAAAATGATCCTAAAGTACATCATTTAAAATTAAAACTTAACGAAACTTCAAAAGATTTTAATGCTGAAATAGATTGGTTTGAGATAGTAAAATGGCCAATAGGTTCAAAACAAGGTTTACATTTTGACATGGCAAAAAATCATACAATTTTATCATCTATTGTTTATTTAAATGACAATTTTGAAGGAGGTCAAACTTATTTTGAAGAGGGCACTATATTTAAACCAAAGATGGGTAGAGGTTTGTTTTTTAATGGACAGTATTACAAACACGGTGTTAATACTGTTGAACAAAACATAAGATATGTTGTGGCTGCCTGGTATAAAAAACTATATCCAATCTCGTAACTCCTCACCCATAACTTCAGATGCAATATTAATTTTGTTTCTTAAAGCTTTTACAATTTTTTCATCAACAGTATCTTCTGCAATAATATCTATATAAGTTACATTTTTTTTCTGTCCTATACGGTGTGCACGGTCTTCTGATTGTAAACGTTTTTCTAGGTCATATCCGTTAGAATAGTAAATTACGGTGTTTGCAGCTGTTAAAGTTATCCCATAGCCACCCGTAGAAGGCGTTCCAACAATAAATCGACACTTAGGGTCGGACTGAAATTTACGTATATTATCTTGCCTTTGATCTTGAGGTGTAAGTCCATAATAATCAACAATAGATCCTTTTTTATATTTAGACTCTACGTTTTGTATTATTTGACGAATATCCATTTGATAGTTAGCCCATATTATGGCTTTACCATCTATCTCTTCTAATATGTCCATAAGTTCATTTATTCTGTTACTTGGTATTAGCTGCACTCCACCATCGTCAGATGTAAAATGTCCGCATGTAATTTGATGTAATCGCATAAGCTGAGTTAGCACAGTCATGGTGGTTGTAACTTTACCATTTAATATAGCCATAGCTTCTTTCTTCATTTGATCATAAATTTTTCTTTGTTCTTTTGATAATACAATATGTCTTTTAATCCAATTTTTTGGTGGGAGATCTAAACAATCTTCTTTCAATACTCTATATGAAAAACCTTTTACTTTATCGGATAACTCACTTAGGTTTTGAAATGAGTCCACAACTTGAATAGACCTACCTTTTAAATGCATTGTTTTCATTTCGGCATATCTATTACGAAAAGCATAGAATGATTGAAAGTTCAACAACCATGGATCAAGGAACTCACATTGACTATATAAATCTAATGGATTTTTAGTAATTGGTGAGCCTGTCATTATTCTTCTATATTTTGCATGTTTACCTAAATTAATAATATTTTTTGTTCTTTTAGCAGATGGTGTTTTAATGGTTGTAGACTCATCTATGGCCATTAATGTTTTATGTGAATTTAAGAATTTAGTTGCAAAATTAACACCTTTATCAGTAGACAAAGCCTCTACATTCATTATTAAAATATGCAAATCATGACCTACTTCAAATAAACTATCTAATTTTTCTTGATATTTTTTAGTCATATTAGGTTGCCATAAAACTGTTACATTATTAATATGATTAGGTAAATGTGTTGGTATCTCTTGCTCATACCATGTTTTGATAACACCTTTTGGAGCTATAATTAAAGCACCATCTATCTTACCTTTATCATAAAGCATGGACATATTATCTATTAATACTTTTGTTTTACCTGTACCCATCTCCATAAAATAGGCATAGGTTTCTTTATTCCATGACTTTTCTAAAGCAGTCAACTGATGCTTGTATGGCTTTGTTTTAAATTTATAATTCATCTTTCTGTTGACAACTAAGTAAAGGATATTATATGATTTGTCAAGTAGGAAAGAAAAAATAATGAAGTTACTATATACTGTGCCTATATGCGCAAATACACTATTTATATATAAACTAAATCTAACTAAAGATTTAAGTTTAGAATTTAAAAAAGAAAAATTTAGACCTTTTGGTAGAGGTAATGTTTTTATTGGTAAAGATTTAAATATTTTGAAAAAATATGAGGATCTTAATACAGAGATAAACAATGCCTTAAATTCAACAATTAAAGACGTTCTTAAGTTGAATGATGTTAATTATAGAATATATAATTCTTGGTTAACTAAAGCTAAACCAGAGTCATTTTCTGATTCTCATAATCACTCTAATTCATGGTTGAGTGGGGTTTACTATCCAAAAGGTAATGCAGGTTTTAATATAAAATTTTTTAATGACAATATTAGTCAATTTTATACACTACCAACAGAATATAATATTTTTAACTCTGGTGAATGGACTATCAATATTGAAGATAATTTTTTGATTATTTTTTTTAGTCAATTAAGACACAAAATAATGCAAAACGAATCAAATATGGACAGATACTCTTTAGCATTTAATGTCATACCAAAAGGTAAATTTGGTGATTCGGATTCAACAATTATTTTTTAAAATGCTGTTGACATAGATTATAGGATTGTTATATTGTAAATCATGAAAGTTATAAATGACAAAAAAGTCGTTGGAAAAAAATCTTTTGTATATGTAATACAAGAAATAGCAGGAACACAAGCGGGTAATCCAAAAATAAATATTATGGGTGCCTCTCGTTATGGTGATTTTAGATTTGTGTTACCAGAGTTTTCTCAAATGATATTTTCTCCAGGACCCTTAGTTTACAAACTGAGAAAAGGTTTGAAAGATTTTAAAGAGGGAGATCATTTATTATTAACAGGAGACCCAGCAATAATAGGAGTAGCATGCTCTATTGTTTCTGACATTACAAACGGTAAATACAATTTATTAAAATGGGATAAACAAGAAAGAAGATATTATCCTATTAAAATCAACTTATACGAGAAAGGAGAAATAGATGGCGATTAAACAAAAAATAAAAATGCCTGATTTTGAGGCAGATCAACAAGATGCAATGAAAAAAACGACAAATATACATTCATTAGCGGATCAAGTTGAAAAGTTAGAATCTTTAAATAAAAAATTACAAAATCAAGAAGAAAGTATGAAAAGCACAAAAGCAGAAATACAAAAAGTTTCAGGTGATATCATACCAACTATGATGTCCGAGATGGGTTTAGCAGAATTAAAACTTCATGATGGATCTCATTTAAAGGTTTCTACGTCGTATAAAGCTCACATAAGTAAAGCTATGGAAGAGACGGCGTATAACTGGCTTCGTACAAATGGGTTAGGGGATATAATCAAAAACGAGATATCCGTATCCTTTGGCTCTGGCGAGGATAACAAGGCAGCTGATTATGCTGAACTTGCGAAGAGTAATGGGTTTCAACCTACACAAAAAATGAAGGTTGAGCCCATGACTCTGAAAGCGCTAGTCCGTGAGCGTATTGAGGCGGGTAAGGAAATGCCAACGGAAATCTTCGGAATATATTCGGAGAATAAAACAACAATAAAAAGGAACAAATAAACATGAACCAAGTAGCAAATAAAAAAGAAGGCGCATTGGCAACAGTAAATTTTGAAGCTGATGCAAACCAAGGTTCTCAAAATATATCGCAAGACGATCTTGCGTTACCTTTCTTAAAAATTTTGGGACAACTATCTCCAGAGGTAAATCAAAGAGATGGTAAATATGTTGAGGGTGCGGTACCAGGTAAAATAATAAACACCGTTACCAATGCATTGTATGACAGTATAAATGTTGTGCCATGTCATTACAAAAGACAATACATAGAGTGGCAAGATAGAGGTACTAGTAATGGTGCACCTGTTGCGATACACGAGGCAGATAGTGATATTATTAGCCAAACAACAAGAGGAAAAGATTATAAGGATCGATTACCTAACGGTAATTATCTTGATAATACTGCTAATCACTTTGTATTAATCTTAGATAAAAATCCAGAAACGGCTTTGATTTCTATGAAATCTACTCAATTAAAAGTTAGTAGAAAATGGAACTCAATGATGATGGGTTTAAGAATGCAAGGTAAAAATGGTTTGTTTACACCACCTACATACAGCCACATTTACAATCTAAAAACTGTGCAGATGTCAAATGACAAAGGAACATGGTTTGGATGGGATGTGTCTAAAGTTGGTCCAGTCACAGAAAAAACAATCTATGATATGGCTAAAAACTTTGCAGTTAGTGTAGGTAAGGGTGAGGTAGAGGCTAAGCATGGCGCAGACGAAGCTATGCCAACAAATTCTACAGGTAACTACTAAAATCCCGGGTAGTGGGCGGAGAAGCGAGAGTGGAAACCGCCCACGCATAAGTTATGGATGTAGATAAATTTAAACAAATATTTCAAGGATTAAATAGAGCTCACGGTGTCACTAAAGTTTCAGAAGTAAATTCAAACGGTAACAAAATAAAAGGTAAATCTTTTATAATAAGAGAAAATATTACAGACGACCATTGGTTAAATCATTTGCAAGGTAAGGAGAGTTTAGGTGTTATACCTATTAATGATGACAATAAATGTAAGTGGGGATGTATTGATATTGATTCATATGCAGGTTTTGATCATAAAAAATTAATTAATAAAATTAAGTTATTAAAACTACCTTTAATAGTGTTTCGATCAAAGTCTGGTGGAGCTCATGTTTTTTTGTTTACGAAAGATTTTATCGCTGCTTCAGTAATGCAAGACAAGTTAAATGAGATTAGGTCAGTACTGGGTTATGGTGGATCTGAGGTCCT